CATGGCCGTTACATGTTTATCTGGCACATCAGGTGCTCTCTATTACAAACCAGCAGGGACAACAGGAACCTTTGGTACTGGTGATGTAACCATTGGTACTGAGACAATGGTTGTTGAAACTTACTTGAATCTTAAGGTTGGAGATCCAGTTAAGTTTAGTGTTATTGATTCTTCTACAGGTGGGTCAGGAACAGGAACTTTACCTGCTGGATTAAGTGCTGGTACAACTTATTACGTTATTACTTACACAGCAGCAACAGGAGCATTGATTGTATCTGCATCTGCTGGTGGCTCTGCTGTAAACCTAACTGATGTTGGAACAGCAGCAGCTCCTAATGAGTTTCAAGTTGCTTATGCTGCTTTTGAATCAGTTAGTCAAGTTAGTGAGTGGTCTTTCGAGATTGAAAGAGCTGAAATTGATGTAACTACAATCGGTGGTGATCCTGGCCAGTACGTTCCATTTAGAAAGTATATTGCTGGATTTGGTGATGGTTCAGGTAGTGCAACTGCTTATATGACAAACGAAGATGCTTCTCTTTCTAACCGCATGATTGAAGATGTTCTTCAGCGTCAACAAGTTGGTGCAGCGTTTAAACTTTATACAGACCGTGTATTTAGTGGTGGAACGGTAAGTGATACTCTTAGTCGTTTTATCAGTTTTGACGCAACATTAACTTCTGCTTCTTTAGGTGTTACTCCTGATGATGCACAAGCAGTAACAGTTAACTTCCGTCCTGCTGGAGTACCAACTTTCGATTTTAGTCGTTCATAATAAGAACGGAATTGGAATGTTCCAAAAGCCCTGCCTTGTGCAGGGTTTTTTCTTGTCTATTAGGTTAGAATAAAATTGTATAAATTTTTATCATGACATCTAGCCCTAGATCTACACGATCACCGTTAAGAGCAATAGATCGACTTAAGAAAGCTGCAAATTTAGAAGCAACAAAAAAAGAAGTTACTTTATCTGATGGAACAGTATTTGAAATGTGGGTTGCTCCACTAACGATGGCAGAAAGAGAAAGAGCACAAAAGGGAGCAAAATCTGATGATGCTAATGAGTTTGCACTACGTTTGTTAATGACAAAAGCACAAGATGAGAATGGTCAAAAGTTATTTAATCTTGGTGAAATTGATGTTTTAAAGCATGAAGTAAGAGATTCTGACCTTCAATCTTTGATGCTTGCTGTTATTTCAGAAGAAGAGGAAGAAAATATTGACCCAAAATTTTAAGTGCGGAGATTAGAAAAGATCCTTTGTTGATGCTTCAATTTGGTGTAGCAAAAGAATTAGGAAAGTCTTTATCTGAAATCCGTCAGTTAACGATGAATGAATTATTGGGTTGGAGTGCCTATTTTCAAATATTGAACGAAGATCAAGAAGAAGAAATGCAAAAAGCTCGCAGACGTAGGTAAACTAAAGAAACTGGAGGGAATTTTACTGTGGCTGATCTGAATACCAATATAAATATTGTTATACAGAATTTAAAGAAAGTAAAAGATCTTGGAAAGACTTTTAAGGATGCTGCAAAAGATGCTGAACGAATAGAAAATAAAATTAAAGCTATTAATGCAAATTTAAATAGAGCAAAACAAAAATTTAATACGGTTGACCCTGATATGCCCAGGGACAAAAAAGGACGATTTGTTAAAGATGCAGATAGAAATAGACGTAGAAACGCATACGCTGAATTGCGGATGCAAAAAGCAAGGCAAGTTACAGAAAAAAGATCTGTTGAAAGAGATTTAGATGTTATTCAGAGAAAACAAAGGCTAATTAAAAGAGAAGAAGCAGGAGCCTTAAAAAGAGCACAAATAGAACAAAAAATCTTGACACAAAGATTGCAGCTTAGTGCTGCAAAAGGATTGGTTGGCAGAAAGATAAGAGAAGCAGGTTCAGCAGGTCTTTCTCCTCTCGATTTTGCAGGTGGAGAAGGTAAACGTCCAAGTGCTAAAAGAGTCGAATTAAATGCACAAGTTCAAAAATTAAAACAAGGATTTCAAGAGTTACAAGAAGCAGAAGTAGAAGTTGGAAGTACAACAGATAGAAATGGAAAAATTACTGCTAGAAATATTCAAACGTATCGAGCTTTAGGATCTGAATTAAGTCGTGTTGTTGAACAATTAAATGCTTTAAATAGAGCTTCTGCTAAGAGGTCTATTGGTTTTGAAAAAGGAAGACGATTACAAGAACGAATAGATGCTATTGACCCTGCAAAAGGAGCTAAAGCTTTTACGAAGCCTAGTCAAATTGCTACAGCAAGAAAAACAGCAGCAAGTGTTATTGCAGCCGCAGATACAGGTGATCAGAATTTATATAATCAAGCATTATCAAAAGCAACTGCACAGGTTTCACGCTTAGAACGTGCTTATAAAGAAGCTGAAAAAACTTTAAAAGAAGAAAGTAGACTTAGAAAAATAGGTGCAAAAGCAAGAAGAAGGGCTGCTTCTAAACGTGCTGATATTCAAGGAAGATTTAGAGAAAGCTTAATGCTTGGAGCTGGTTTTCCTCTTCTCTTTGGTGGTGGAGTTGGTGCTGTCGCTGGTGGTATTGGAGGTGCAATAGCACAAAAAGGAGGAAAAGGCTTTGGTGCTCAAATTTTCTTTAGTGCAATAGGTCAACAATTTGACAAGCTTATTTCTTCAATGGTGTCTAGCACCGCAAAGTTAGGTCAAGCATTAGGTCAATACAATCAAAATACAGAACAACTTATTACTTCATTAGGTCTTGCTGGAACAGCAGAAGGTCAACGTATAAAAATAATTGAAACTTTACAAGGAAAACAAGCGGCTTTTAATGCAGCAATGCAGCAATTAGTTAATGCTGTAGGAGAAAAAGGTGCGGCAGATCTCAAGATCTTTGGTGATAATTTACGTTTAGTAGGAAGTGAATTTAGGATATTTTTTACAAAAGTCCAAGCTGGATTAGCAGGTATTTTAAATTTAGCAGATAAAATTTTAAGACTTTCAGAGGGAGCACAAGAATCTAGAGTATCAAGATTTGCTGAAACAACTACAAATTCTGAGATTGTTGCATTAAGAAAAAGACGAGATTCAATAACAAGAACACAAGGAGGAATGGGACAGAAAAAAGCAGATATTCAAACGCAAATAGAAGCATTAGCAGGGCCATTACTTGCAAAACAAGATGCTCAAGTTGCAATAGATACTGCTTTAATGGGTGAAAAAGAATTATTAAAAACTAAAAAAGAACAATTTGAAATAGATCAACGTATTGTTGAATTGAAAAAAGGAGGAATGAATGAGGCATTAGCAAGTGAAATAGCAAAATTAGAACAAGTTTTTAATAAAGGAACTACTAATTTAGAACAACAAAAAAAATCATTACAGCAACAAATAAGAACAAATGGATGGACTGATGAGCTTGGAGTACAGTTAAAAGAAATTAATAAAGCTTTAGAAGAAAGGGTTAAATTATTAGGAATGTCAACAGAAGAATTAAAGAAATACCTTGAAACTCAAAAAGCAGTTAAAGATGAATCAGACTTTATAAAAGTAAAATGGGAAGACATTAAAGAAACCATTGCTAGTGGTTTAACAAGTGCCGTTGAAGGATTAATAGCTGGAACAAAGTCATTAGGTGAGTCATTAGCTGGTATTGCTAAATCAATTGCAAGTATGTATTTAAAAGCAGCAATTACAAATATGTTGCCTACATTCGCAGAAGGAGGTTATGTATCTAATGGCATTAAACCGTTTGCTTCTGGAGGAATGGTTACAAGACCAACTGTAGGACTAATAGGAGAGGCTGGAGAAGACGAATACATTATTCCTGCATCAAAGATGGCTGCAAGTATGCAACGCTATTCAGCAGGTGCTAGAGGCGAAGCTGTAATTCCTGGTACTGGTTCGTCCCATGTCGGTGCAGGTGGAGGAGCTTCAACAACTGTTAATTACTCTGGCCCTATATTGAACTTCAACTCTGAAGAGTTTGTTCCTAAGTCTGCTGTAGGTCAAATTATTGCAACTGCTACATCAAGAGGTGCTAAAGCTGGAGAAGCTAGAACATTATCTAGCCTTCAAAATTCTCGTAGCAGAAGGAGTAATTTAGGATTATGAGTCTTGTTGCTTTAACTAATTTTATTACTATTACTAATCCAAATGGTTCAGTAGCAAATATTCCTGACAAGTTTCAAAACGGAAGACATTCTCCTGCAATTAGTGGTTTTCAATATCTTTCGTTTATTTATCAAGGAGCTGCAAGAAATAGATCTGGAGACAATATGACTTCATCATTATTACTTGCAAATAATGAGTTGAGCATGAATTATGCACAGCAAATTGTAATTAATAAATATCATGTAAAAGTAGAAACTTGGTTAATGACAGAAGCGTTTGAAAGAAACAAAAAATTAACAGAAGAGCAATGGTTAGCTTCTTCTATGTCATACGATCCAGAATCAATAGAAATCATTCTGTCTTCTGCTATTGATGCTGTTGGTGCAAACGCTCCAGATAAAGTATTAACAAGAGATATTGTTGGAGCTTTACCGATAACTGGATCAATTCAAAACAGGTGAAACCACATCAATTAATTGGATTGCCTTATCGTTTAGGTGCTGATCCAAAAAAACATAAGGCTGGTGATTGTTTGTCTTTGGTTCGTACAGTATTAGCAAACTATGGTTTTACTGTTCCTAAAGGAGAGCGTGATTGGTATCGAAGATTAAGGAAAAAAGACTATAGTATCTTTTTTGAAGAATTAAATAGGTGGGGAGTTGATTCACCCCCTAAA